TCGTCAGTCGCAGCATAGTTATCACCATGCTCTCGCGTAAGTTTCTTATGGACGCCCATAGCAAAATGAGACATCTCATCATCCACTCCAGGATCGCCTGATTGCCCAAACCACGGGTTACTAGCTTTCCAGCGCGAGGCTCTGTTATCAACATACTGCGGAGGACTTGGTTGATTATATGTTTGATTTTCTACAGATTGCAACTGTTCTTGTGCAGCAGGCTTAAATCCCTTAACGCGTTCAGCCTTAATAACTGCTTTACTCAGTTCCTCTTGGGCCGTTGTAATCTTGTCGGCGTCACCTGTATACAACGCTTCTTTGTATTTGCGTTTGGCTTCATCGAGTTCTTTCTCGGTCGCCACTTGCATCGTTTTAATAAGCGTTGATTCGCCGGTGGTTAACTTCTCTTTGAGTTTGTTGTTTTCCTCAGCAATCTGTTTGGCATAAGCAATTGCAGCCTCACGCTCACGGAACGCCTCTTCTTTTGCTCGGCGCTCATCATGTCTGGCGTGTGTTAATTGCTGTATGCGCTTTTTGACGTTGTCTGAATACTGACGGATTTCGTCATCAGGTATATCTTCAGGATCGCTTTTGATAGGCGTCGCGTTTTTATCTAGCTCCGGGCGATCATCAATAATTTCAACTTCGGCCGGACCTTCGCCTTCTACTTCTACTTCGATTCTTCCTTCTTGCTCTGCTGCCATAACAGCTCCTTTATGCGCGGCTATACCCGCGTGGGTCTTCAACAACACCTTCTACAGTGTCATCATTAATCAGCCTAAACTCACGGCCATGAATTTTGAATCGCGTGCCTGAGTAAGCACGTACCAACACAAAATCACCTTCTTTGCACCACGGGCCTGTAGGAAACTTTGCAGCATCCTTATAGCAATCCGGGCCTTGTTTGATAACAAACAACACCACCGTGCTGAACTCTTCAAGCTTGGTTAACGCGTCAGGCTTTAGAATTCCGTTGGCAAATTTGTCTTCAACTTCTGGCAAAGCACACAACATGCGATAGCCCGTTGGATTAGGCAATTGCGTAGCTTCTTGCTGCTCTTCTTCGGTAATTTCCGACAGATCAGTCATCATATTCCTTCATTCGGTTAGCAAGGTCTTCGTTAATGCGTCTTGCAATCAAAAGACCTTGAATCTGACCGCAGACGAATTTGTATTCTTCAAACGACTTCATACTTCCTTGTGCAAGCTGTTCTTCCGCATAACGGATTTGCTTGTTTATCTCCAGGTTGACAGCTTCATAAAACTCCATCACTGACCCCGCTGGATTTCCGCAGCCTTGTCAATCATCTTGACTTGGTTGTTTTGATTATTGATGCGCTCGTTAGAAGCCAAGCGCTCTTGCTCCAACATCACTTTCTGAGCCTGTGCTTGTTGTTTCAATTGAATATCAGCCGCGTCTTTTGCTGCTTCACGCTGTTCACGCGCCGCTTTAATTTCCAATTCTTTTTGCTGCATTTGAACAACAGGATCTTGTTGAGCCTGCATGTTTTGGGCCATTTGCGCTTGTTGCGTGTTTTGTTGCAACAACTGTTGGGCCGCTTGAGCCGCCAATCGGGAGACTTGAACTTCAAAGTCTTCTGGCATCCGCGTATTTGGCGGTGGTAACGGTACACCTAACTGCTCTTCCATCTTGCGGCGATACAGGAATGCCAAATGCTCGTTCACATGCGCCATAGCAGCAGCCATCATCTGGCCGGACATTGGGTTTTGTTGCATCTGTTGTCGTAGCAACGGATCATTGAGTGCAGCCATATGCACAGCAATATGTGCATCGTGATCCTGATAAATAAACGCTTTCACAGGCTTCATGTTCAAAATGTCCATGTTTTCTGTGATTGGGTCACGGGGCTCTTGCTGTTTGGTCACTGGTATGAGTTTGTCTATTTCTTTAATACCCAATACACCTAGCATCCTTTTATGCAACTCCGGCATGTCGTAGATCTGCGGGGCTTGTGCTGCTAGCTGCAACACCGCTTGATATTGCGTAACTCGCTGGGCAAGTGTCGTTGCATTTGGATCAGAGACAGGGATGACGTCTACATTGTCATAATCTGCCTGTTTTACCATTCTGCCTATCGGTGAATCAACATCGTAGTTATATTCAGACGGCAAATAATCTCTGATAATAGCGGCTAATAATTTAAACTCCTGGCGCATTGAATAATGCAAACGCGCCTGTACCGCAGACATTACTTTTAATGTGCGCTCTAATACTGCTAATGTTGTTCCTACTGGGGTATTTGCAGATAAATCACTGATTTGCATATCTGCGGTTGCTGCAAACCGGCGTCCTTCTTCAACAATTGTTTTAAGCAATTCAAAAAGAACCTGACTTGGTTCTTTATAGGGCAGCGGAAGGATGTTGTCCCTAATAGAACCAGATGGGACATCTACGTCTCTAAACTCCCCTGGTGATATTGGCGTGTCGTCACCTTTAACACGCAAGCCGCGTGATTTTAATCCGCCGGGTAAATTAGATAATGTGCCTGCATCAACTAACTGCCTAATTAATGATGTGCCGGATTTTGAAAATCCACCAACTAAATGTATTAATCCAAACCCATAAAAACCAAATCCAGGTATATATATGTAATGGGTATAATGCATCCGTTTTAATTTAAGCGGATCGTCGTCATACCAGTTTCTACGTATTGCTAATATCTTGCTTGTGCCTTTATCAATGGTCACAATATAAGGCAGCGCGATACCAGTTGGGCCTTGTTTGTCTGAGTCCTCAAATCCTGGCAGATCTAAGTCAACACACATTTCAAGGATGCGGTAACGATCATCCATTGTGGCTGACATGCCTTGTTCTTCAGCCTTGCGCTTTTCAATATCGTCAAGAACAGTTGTTGGCTCACCAAGATCGATGTCGCGCCACAGTCCTGCGTGCTGAAGTTTTTTAACTTCGTTCTTTGTTTTACGCATGATTTGCGTAATGCGTGGCGAAGACCGCAACTCTGTTGCGCCATAGGGCACGACAAGATCTTCCGCAGGCACAAACATAGATACCTGTCTGCCTAGAGACGGATCGTAGTAGACCTTTTTAAATGCTGAGCCGGCTAAGGCTAACGACCAAAGCATCTTTTCATGTTCGGGTCGGTACTCTGGCATTTGTTCTGTTAGACGCCAGTTCATGTCTTCTTTGACTCGCTCGGCTGCGTCTTCTTTTTCTTTGCTTAATACGCCAACGATTTGCGTTTTTACAGGACCGGACGCAGGGAATGTTTCCATAATGGATTCGGCCTGGAAACGGACTGCTGCTTCGGATAGCAACGGATAGAACACACCGCAGGCTCCCGGCCAGGGTTCTGTACGATCCTCATACTTTAGTCCTAGTAACTTCAAACCATCAACATACGTATCCACCCACTCTTTCCTGGATGACTGATCGGTTTCGTAGTCATCAAGTAAGTCTGATGCAATGGTACTTAGCTCACGCTCGTCAATATATTCCGCTAGATTGGCGTCATGGTCTGTTGGGTATTCAGGTTCGTGTTCAAGCGTAATTTCCACGCCGTCTGTTGCAATCGTGACAGACTCAGGGTCTTCAATTTCAATCTCCACTTCGGTTGGTTCATCCATAGCGGCGTCCAAACCAAGGGGTGCGGGGTAGAGTGCGGGTGCAATTGCCATCATGGCTCCTAAATTAAAGCGACGTTACCGCCATGTTTATAGTCTTGTGGCATCAAGACGCGCTGCGGCGCTTTCAAATAAATATCATCGTCTGACAGACCCATGTCTTTTGCAGACTGGATTATTTGAATGTATTTGTGAGCGCCTATGTCATGCGGACGCTGCGTCATCATTTCTTTTACAACATTGAGGAAATTAGGATTATCGGGCCAAGCAGCAGTTCCTTTACCTTGCCCAATAGAATCATTGTAAGCAGAAACTAGTGAAAACCCTTTAGTTGGATCTGTACTAAAACCCCCTGATTCATCGCCTTGGTTAGTCACACGAAATGCTTTTGCAGCAAGAAGCTTGTCAAAGTTCAAAGGTCTGTAATCAACTGACAATTTTTGGTTATCTGATGTCAAATGTCTGTACTTTTCTGGATCAATTGGCATGTCGGCTCCTAGTAATAGCTGTGTCGTCGGGGGTTTATTGGACGATCATCGGCGTCATCCGATTGAAGTGACAAAAAACCGCCGGTACGGAAGCGTAGCAAGGCTTGGGTTGTTGAGTCCACTAGGTCATCATGCTCGCCAGCAGGAAAAGCTGCAACTTCTTCAATCAATTCGTCTGCAAACTTGCGATCTGGCACCCAAATCCGCCCTGAAGCAAACAAATCTGCTACTGCATTGAGCCTAACAATCTTGTCATTACCCTTAGTCGGCGTAAATTCGCTCACCGGTATGCCCATTTTCCGTAATTCAAAGATCAATGGACTTCCTGCGGCCTTGGCTTCTACCAAAAACACATCAGGTTGCCATTCCATGTACGTTTCATAGGCTTTTTGCTTCAATTCGGGAAACTCATAGCGGTCTTTGAAGGCATCTAACAGGATAATGTTGGTATCACCATCTTCATTGGTCCATATGCCCCAGGTTGTACAGGCGGAAAAGTCCGCTCGCTGGCTTTTTAGGAACGCCGTATCCCAACTTTGCAGTACAAAATCACATGCAGGCGGTCTATCAGACTCCCAACGCTTCCACCATTCCCGCTTAACAATCGCACCTTCTTCTGCTGTGGGTTGTTGTTGATACTGAGCAAGCCATTTACCAACGGGTAGCTCTTCTTTTAACGCCATCAGCTCTTCTATTCGCCAAAACTCCGGCCATAAAGATCTTCCTGACGGCAAAATAGCTGGCAATTCAATAATCTTCCACTCATCTCCGCCACGCGTACCACTGGCCTTAATCACTTGACCCGTCAAATCCCTTAACGACCATCGTGTCATCACAATGACAATCCGCCCACCCGGTTGTAAACGCTGTCTCGGCCCTGACGTATACCACTCATACACCGCATCAAAGACTTCAGGCTTATGTGCAGCTAATCTTGCTTCCTGCTCCGAATGAGGATCATCAATAATCAATAGGTCAGCACCCTTACCTGTTACAGCACCGCCCACCCCAATCGCAAAATATTCACCACCTTTATTCGTAGACCATCGGCCCGCAGCCTTAGAATCCTGCTGAAGCTTTACTTCCTCAAACACCTTCTTATACTCATCCGAATTAACCAGATTCCTAACCTTTCTGCCAAATCCAACCGCCAGTTCTGCCGTATGGGATGTCTGTATCACCTTCCTATCAGGAAAATTTCCCAAGAACCAAGCAGGCAAAGCAAACGACGCAAACTCACTCTTGGTATGCCGCGGCGGCATATTAATAATCAGCCTTTTACAATCCCCAAATACCACCTCTTCAAACGCTTCAGCCACCAACTTATGGTGATAGCCCTCAATAAACCCAGGCCAAATCTGTTTTACAAACGGCAAGAAATGATTCCTAGCCTGCTTCTTTACTTCCTCTTCCTCTAAACGGGCAATCTCCTCATACAAAAACGCCTGCTCCTCCTTCGTCAAAAGGTGCAAGTGTTTCATCGCCGCTTGAGCTAATTCCTTAAGATTTCCCATTGGCCGGCCTAATACTCCTCGCCATCCCCTTTTCCCGCTTCAACATACCCTTCTTCACCAACCGCTGTACCGTCTTCCATACCGCAGCTTTACTTTCCAACCTCAATACAAACCGTATGTCATCGTACGTCGGTCCAAAATGGTACTGCTTCCACCACTCAACCACAACACGATACACATCACGCTGCGCCGGAGTCATCCTTCATCTCCCTAAATCGTTTAGCAAACTCCTCTCTCGGCATCTCATCCTCCATCTTTATCTCCCCATAATGATGCTCATACCACCGCTTAGGATCTTCCCATAACGGCTTCTCCTTTTTACCCCCACCCGTATGGGAACCCAAATCTTTTTCATGGGGGGCCATTTCCCCTATCACGTCATCACCATCACCCAAGCTTTCAACGTCATGGGGGGTGGGTACAAAAT